TTCTCCACCCTCCCCCTCTATATTTTCACCTTCCCCTCCAATATCTTCGCTGCCGTCAATATCACCAGCATCTCCTTCTCCGCTCATGTCGCCTATACCTGACGTTACTTCACCTCCCATGCCTCCAAACCCGCCCCCGCCCCCGCCCATTGCATCTTCTTCTCCGCCCTCGCCTTCAGTTGAAACAGGTGCATCAGGGTTTCCATATATGGAATCAATATCGTCAAACATGCCTGACTTGGGGATTGTCTGATCCGTTTTTTCCAGTTCAAAATACGCTGCCCTCTCAATCCTTTGTTGTTGCAAATCCAGCTTTATTTCGTCGCCTGTCATATTAAAAATAACTTGCTTTGCCTTAGTCGCGCTCATAGCAGCAAGCCCGCTTGAGAAGTCTACAGCATTGCTATACAGCGACACTTTTTGCGCAAGCAATTCAATGCGCAACATCTCTGACTGGATAGACGGGTTATTCATTGCTAAAGAAAAATTGTTCACTTCGTCCTCTAGCCCTACCATAATAAGGTGTATCATGGCAATCTTGTTCATTTCCATGATCATCGCTTGCTGGATTCTGCCGGTTGTCCTAGCAAACCGTATGTCTTGCATAGAAAGGGTCTTTCCCTCTCCAGCAGTTTCTTCATAGCTTAGGTATGGCATAGGTACTCCTAAAGTAGCTATCACTTTTTTAGTAAGTATGTCTACCACTGAAGTATCCATGTTAGATTGCCCTTCAATCTTGTCTACTCTGGATCCATCGTTGCTTCCTCGCTTAGGGATGAAAATATCCTGATCTATCCCTAATATATTGTGCTTTAAATCTATTTGCCCTGTAGCCGGGTCTACATGCGTAGTCCTTTTAAACCTATTGGCAAGCTCTTCTATAAAAGCAGTTACGTCGTCAGGGTCTAAATTGCCGACTTCGACATAATAAACCAGCCGGTCGATGCCTCTTATCAGTTGCAATGAAATCATTGCGTCTTCTGCCAGCAAAAGGTTTTTCCAAAGGCGCCTACATTTTTCTAAGATAGAAACTCCATAAGGAAGCCGTGTTTCGTCTAACAGTAAACGGAAATGAGCGATAGTCCAATATTTGAAATCAATCAGGTGTTCGCCTTTCCACCTGAACACTGTTTCATCGCTTTTAGCGCGCGTTTTGGCAAGCCTTGATGCATAGTCAGATTCGATCCGCTCCATTTCTATGGCGGGCAATTGTTTGCAGTCTACAATTCCTTTGTCTGTATCTAAATCTAAATGTATAAAACAATCGCCATACTTAATAACCTGATAGACCCATACCGGCAAGTTAGTATGTATCTTTAGCCTATTATAAAACAGAGTCTCTAATTCCTCTTTGACTCTTTCATTCTCTGAAAATATGTTTAAAATTTTACCACTTTCGTTCATGTTGACGGCTTCTTCAGTATAAATCTCTAAAGCCCTGCCTATCAGTTCATGATACGACATCATATCATAGTCATAGTACGCTGGCACCCTCTGTGCTTCATGTATCAGCACATTCCTGTCAACCACGTTCCTAGCTTTCTTCCACTGAGATTTTAAATACTTTTCTTGCTGTTTTTGAAGCCTTATCCTTTCAAATTCTTCTTTAGATGTTGCTTTAGCAATAATAGGGCTTAAATCAAGGCCTACGAAACTGTCGCCGTCCTGTTGGTTTAAATTTTGTTTAAAAAAACTAGTTAAATTTTGAAAAGTGGTTTTTTTATTCGAAAAATTGCTCATTTAATATTTATGTTATCTATATATTTCTTTTGAAGAGGCTACCGGGCATGCGTTTAAAAAAGGCGGAAGAGGTGATAGCCCCCCTCATATAAAAAAAAAAACATAATAACCCCATTGTATTGTTGTTAGGATGCTTATTCAGAGATCATCTCGTTTATCCTGTTTATCTTCACTATGTCTTTTACATAGTTTTTACTGTCAAAATACAAGCCGGTTAAATGATCCTTAACTTCATACAACAACAATTTATGCTTATTGTCCTTCTCTTCTTTTAATAGGGCGTTTATTTTTAAAATACAATTATTTTTAAAATTGTCATAAAACCCCTTTTTATCTTCAGTTATTGTTAAATCCCGGATGATTTGTTTGTGGTTTTCTGGCAGCAGTTTTAAAGATTCCAGCAAAGCGTTTTTATTAAAATCTTTTGACGCCAGTGCTGTATTTTGTTCTAAGTGAGAGGCAATCTTGAAAACTTTTGCTTCCCACACGTTGTAGTTTTTTGCAGTCTTTTTATTCTTCAACAAAAATGCAATGTCGTTGTCTATGTCAGTCGCATTAAAAGGGGCAGCTCCTTTTATTATATCCAGCCCCTTCATGTTTCTTTTTAATATGTTGATATGGCTTATCACATACTCCCTAAGATTTTCTTTTACGATGCCATATTGAAGGTTGTCGATTGCAAAATATGCCTCTGAGAGCATTTTATTCGAATTCAGCCGTTGTATAACAGTTTTTAACTTTTCAGTATCGTTGTTGCCTATACATTCCTTGATGAAAGAAGACAATATATTTTTGTTCGTTATAATATTCATTTGTCTTTTTACTATAAATATGTTAACCTGTTTTAAAACATCAATTTAATTCGCATTTGTTGGGGCTAAATGAAATAGTATTAAAAGCTTTTAAAAAATTAGAAAACCCTTCGTATAGTTTAGCAGTTTTTTCGTCATTAAAATGCCCCTCTGGGTTGAACATCAAGCTTAATTTCAAAAAAGTTGGAGACTCGGCACCAATCAAGTTGTCCTTTAAATTTAGGTCTATTATATACAGGTTAATATTATTGCCTTTCAAAAAATTATATATAAACTGTTTTATCTTCCCTTGTATACCGCATATTTCGCTAGAATCATATTTGTTTACAATGCCTTTAGCCCAAGTTTTGATTTCGATATTTATTACCTCCCCTTGTATATTCTTTTTTGCGAAAAAAAGAGGATAACGTGACATACTTTGCATTTTTTTATAAAATATAAAAATTTTTAACCATTAATAAAAAACCCATGCGTTTTCTTTTCCATATATTTTATCCAGCCTGCGTTTTTTTTCGGCCTTGTCTTTTCCGTTTGCCATCATTTCTTTTTTCTTTTGAAGTTCTATGCTGTTGATGCCAAAACCCAAATACGAGTAAAGGGTTGCTTTGTTTAATTCTTCTGCTTTTTGTATTTTGTCGTATACGCTTTCTGCAACCCATAAAGGCATGACAACCGACATTATGCAATCGTCGTTAAACCCCTTTTGATGATCTTGCCTTCCATTGAGCCAGATATATGTTTTCCATTCGTTGACTTGCCTTACTGAATATACTTCTAGTGCCTTTGTTTCTATCTTTCCTACAAAATTTGATATAGCTGGGTGGCGAAACTTTTGAATCCTGAACCCTATCCTGCTTTTTTTATTTTCGTCGTTGTCAGTGTTTTTTACGTCTTCGTCATATTCATCCCGGTAAAAATATTTAAAATCTCTTTTTTCCAATACGTGTATAAGTACGTCTGCATACCCGCCTGTCGCATCTATGACAGCCGGGGCGCTATACCTGTTACAATATCTTTCGACAATATCGGCTAACAGTTCGCTGTTTATTTGTCCTCGATATTCCAACACCACCTTCATCAGATCCAAATCAATTATCGAAAGGACTGAATAATCAGTGGAATCCCCTCTTGATATATCTACGCCTGCAATATACTTGTTGCCTTCAATAGGGTCTTCCCATATCCATACGTTGTTATCTATGCCTTCTTTCCTTTTAGGCGGCTTGACCATCATGTTTTCGTAATATTCAATATGGTCATAACTAATGACGTTTCCACCAGAGCCTTCGAATTTCACTTGTAGCTCCTGGGCGATCATCCTCTTATTGTGGTTCAAGTCCGCGCACATCTGTCGAAACCACTCGGAAGTTGGATCCCATCCTCTTGACAGCTTTTCCTGTATAGAATGTTCGGTAAACTCTTCTTCTGCTATCCTTTCCTTTTCTGTGCCGTCAGGGTTTTTTAAAACCCACTCTAAATCCCCATTATACCTGGGGTCACAAGCCCAATGAAACCTGACGATATTAAAAGAGTTTTCTCCATTTAACGAAGCTATGTAAGCTTTGTAGTACAATTCGTCCATGCCGTTAGGAGTCGAAATAAGTATCATCTTCCCTCCTGTAGCGACCGCTGCTGCGCTGGCAGCATATGTAGTTGCCCCTTCTTCTACGAACGCGGCTTCGTCTATGATAAGGTATGTAGGAGTAGTCCCTCTAAGCGCATCTCGTGTACATGGCTTTGCTGCTACATAGGATCCGTTTGCAAACTCTATGCGCTTGGCTGCGCCTTTCCCTACTATATGCCCGTTTTTTTTCTTATCCCAATTATAATAATCGCCCCATACCCAAGTGGGGATTTGATTAGTAAATTCTCTTATTTTAGAAAGGAATTCTTGCGACTGAGCAAGGTTATTAGCAAGTATTTCAATCCTTTGAGGCTGATCCGGTGTTGCTAAAGCTATCTCTACTGCAAGGAAAGCTGCTGTCGTAGTAGTAATCCCCGCCTGGCGCGGCTTTGCTACGATATTGTGCCGATGGGCTTTAAAACTATGGACCATCTTTTTTTGAAGCGGGAATAGCTTGTAAGGCACATACCCCCCCTGAGTATTATCGAATGTCTGAAAATTTTGTTCGATACAATACACAGGGTTTTTTATATATTTTGCATATTCTAAAGCATAATTCATCCGTTTGCTTTATGAATAAATATATTTATATAAAAAAATGAGGGTATATATAACGGATACCTACAAAAGAACAGCCCCCATCAAATTATATCAGGAATATGGCTCATATGTCACTCATGATGGCATGCAATATGATTTGAACGCTATGTTCAGGTATATCAGCGGCGGAAATGCTATATTGAAAATCATGAAAATATCGGATTTAGACTGGATATTAAGCTATTCGAAGCCAGACAAGGTTCGTGAAAAAAAAGCAAACCCGAAATATCCCATAATCGTCACAAAAGATACTAATGAAGGTAAGTTAGTGGTTTTGGATGGGCTTCATAGGTTAAGCAAAAGCAAAAAACTTGGAGGGAAATACATGCTAGGGTTGGTATATTCCTGAAAAGCAATTAAAAAATTTCAAAAGAGCGCCTTTTTCGCATTAGGGGGGGCAGTTTTATAGATATTGCAAAACACTAGATATTTATTATAAAATAAAGATGGATAACATATCATTTGACGTTTTTAAGATAAAAAAGGGGGCTCATACCAATTATTTTGATATTCCATACCTACTGGTAAGGGCGAAGGTTTTAATATGGCTTTTCTTTAAAAATAAAAAACTCAGGATATGGTGTAAATTCGATATTAGCTGCCTATATGACTTCAAAGGAGATGTAGACCAACAGGATTTCAACAAGCTTGGAGGGATTAATTTAAATGCAATCGAACAATCGAACAATAATTCTGTAATGGTAGGGTGGAGGGCAGTACCTCAGTGGCATTGGTTTGAAGTAACTCCCTATGTAAATAAAGACGGCAAGTTTTTTTGGACTAAAGACAACTATAGAGGCAACGAAGTATTTTGGAACATATTTCCTAACGAATTGTTTTTCGTAGAATTCGAACCAGTAAAAACAGGCGTATGGAAAATATCCATCGGCAAGTTTTTTGGAGAAAAATGGGAAATAAAATCGTCAGAATTTAAATTTTCTATCAAAGCCTCTATAATGAGGCTCATCGCCTTTTGGTTTGGAGGCGATGATTCAAACGATGACGGGCAAGGCGGCGTTGCGCCACACGACATGGTTGCATATATGAAGCACGAAATCGTAAAAAAATAAGAGAATTGGGCAACAAAATTAAAACTGTTCATATATTGCCTAAGTGGTGGCCATATCTTGCAATGCAAATGTGGAAATGGACGTTAGTTAAAAAAGGGCGAGTTTTAAACAAAGTGCAGTTAAGGCACGAGATTATCCACTACCACCAACAAAAAGAATTGTTTTTAATTTTCTTTTTTATCCTTTATGGTTTAGAATTTTTAATCAAAATGTTGATTTATTTAGATTGGAATAATGCTTATTACAATGTTTCATTCGAAAGAGAAGCATATGACAAACAAACTGACAGCAATTATCTTTCAGGTAGAAAGAAGTTTGCTTGGTGCGACTATTTGGTTTAGAAAACTATTAAGGCCAGATTGCGGCTTTTAACTATACTGTATTTTTCTGCTTCAATATTAACTGTGATTTATCGCTAAAAAAGAAAAAAACATCAGCTAAAATTTCATTATCATCATGGTCATGTTGATAATTTGAATTATTTATATAAACTTCATAACAATAGTCGCCATACCTTTTTTCTGCTTGCTTGTTAAACGTGAATATATGATTTAATCCCGTTTGTTCAAAATAAGGCGCATATAATGCTGCATGTTCATCCGACACATGATTTGAGACATAATCTGTTGCTATATCAAGTATATTTTCAGGTTCATTTTCTTCTTCAAAAAATTCATTGTTTTCCTCTAACCCGGCTAAAAGTTCGTTATATTTGTCTTCATTCGCTTTATATAAATCAATTATTGCCCTAAAAAAACGCTGTATATAGTTTTCTTTTAAAGAGCCTTGAAAAATTTTCAAATCAGGTTTATTTGAACAGTGAAACCCTAACCTCTCATATTTTGATATGTCTTCAGCAACTAAAATCCTCATATTAAAACTTTTTTATCTTTTATTTGAATTTGATTAAGAATAAATATTATTGTCGTTTAAGTCCCAAGTCCCATCGTTATAAATAGATTTAATCTGGTTTGGATTGAATACAATGTATGCCAACTCCTGTTTTTCTATTGTTTTAAAATTCAATATCAACGGGTTATAAATAACGCCGTCATATCCATATTCCTGTAATTTTTTATATAGTATTGATGGGGCGATATTATCCAAATAATTTCCCCTCGTCAAAAATTGCATCTCTGTGTGCTTGTCCCCCTTTTTATCCCTATAGAAGCCAGGGTTAGAAAAAACTTTTTTAAATTTTTTTCCAAAAATATCTATAGTAAAATCTAATTCTTTTTGAAATTCATCAGGGTTGTCTTCTTTCCAAAAGTATTTATTGACATCTAAAGGACGTATGATCCTTAAGTAACAATCATATATACCACTGTTTTTAGCAGGCTTGCTATTTTCTCTCTTATCTTTATTAAGGTATATTTTTGCATGCTGCTTATCAGTGGTGAAATGAGCTCCAAAATCTAATTGGTTCTTGCTTTTTTTCTTTTCAGTGGTTGTAATAAAAGAATCGAACCCGGCTTTTGGAGTACCATGGTGGACTATTAATGGAATACCGCCTTTATCTTTGACTATGCTATTACCAAACCAACTATAGAACGCTTGGTTTAAATGCGCCGCTTTGCCTATATCTTCGCTTATTAACAATCTCATTTTAGAGATTTAATTTTTTATAAATATTTAAAGCAGGTATTATTGTCCGAATAAAAAACACCCTTAAAAAAAATCGTCGTCTATCTGCTTTTTCGCGTCTTTATTATGGATTTCTCTTATTTGGATTTGATCAAAATAAATCAAACCTTTTATGTGATGTATTTCCTCGTTTATTATTACATCTTCAGGGTTTATCTCTATTATTTTTTCTTTCAAAAAAAACTCGTAAGCTTCCAATACCTTGTCTGGCGGCAAAACTAAAGACTTTACATACGCACTTAAAGCCCAGCCGTCTTTTATGCTTTCGGGCTTTGTTGTAGGATAGCACATGCCTACATTAACACTGGAATCATAAATTTCCGCCTGATATTTAGGCAAATAACTTAACTCGTTAATCGCATTAAGATATCCTATGTCAATATTATCAACCGACAACAATTTTAAAAACCCTTTAGGCAAATAAAAAAAACCGCTTATGATGTATAAACGGAACGATGTGCCGTCTTCTTTGCGCTTTTTCTTAATCGGCGGAGGTGGAATATCTATATCTGTATACATTTATTATCGTTTTTGAAAAAATCCAACAATTCATTGTTTAATTTTATTAATGCTTCTGCAAGTTCGATCAACTTAGCTGGTTCGCCCGCCTTCACATTATAAATTGTATTTTTAAGGATATCTATCCTATCATTTATAAAGGCTATTTTTTCAATTACAGGATCGCCGATATATTTGTTTTGCCTAGCCAGCCTAGACCTTACTATTGCTTTTGCTTCGTCTTTGTTAGAGCCAAGCCCCATGTTGACTAATTGTAACAAGCCTCTGGATATAATAACCCTAAAAATAAAAGGATCCGGGTGTTGAAGGCCGCCCATATCAATAAAATGATCAATCAATTCCAAATCAGAGTAATCGTTATAATTTTTCATTCTTATTATCTTAAATTGCAAAATCTTCGCCAATCTGATCATAAACAGCATCAGAAACATAGACTTCATATCCTTTCTCTTCTAACCAATTTTTTATCGCATTTAACGACATAAAACCATCTAAGCTATCGCTTATTTCTTCGCTTATTATTGTATCGCCATCCAAATTATTTAGAGAGATAAACCCCCCCCTAAACCTGACGTACCCCCATGTACCGTCTGCAAACTTCAAATCATATATCACTGGGCAGGCTATACACCCACGTCCGGTTATTTCTATTTTTTTATTCATTTTATTTTTATTTTGCATAAGGAGACATCCCAGTATAGAAATCATATGACATCTTTTCAAATTCCTCTAATATGATATTTTTGCTTACTGTCATTTCAATACGGTCGTCTATGTCGCAAAACATACATTTGAACTGAACTCCTATCCTCTCAGGTATTTTCAAAGCCCTGCTATTATTTCTAAAGTCATAAAAAAATACTCCTACTTGATAAAGCGCTTGCCCATTTGCTTTGAAAACTTTCCAATAAGCAAAATCTTCTTCTGAGAGTTTTTGATTAAACTTTTTATAACCCATTTCTTTTAGGCTATGTTCGGTTATTTCTAGCCATTCATCCCAAGACGCAGCATCTTTCGCGCTAAGGATTGCTAACGGCTTTGGGCGTGTTGTATCGCAGTTATTCATTTATTCATTGTTTGTTTTTTTGTCAAATAACGTTAACGTACCAAAGATAACATACTTCTAACATTAAACCAAATCTTTTTCTTCATAAAACATTATAGCACAGCCGGGGTATGCTCGCCCTATTACATCTTCTATATCAGAGAGCGCGATATTTTCCTTTTTTAAATCAATGCTTGCAGCCCAAGATATTATGATTTTTTTTCTTGCCAGCCTAAAGCTGGCTATCAAAGTATCGCCAATTCTTACCTCATTATTTATTGCGCATATCGTAAAAATACGCGGACGCTCATGAGAAACATATTTGCACATGTCACAGGTATACGTTCTAATGTTATTGTCTGCTTCTACAAAATAACGTTTTCTGCATATGTTGCATTGCCGCGATACAATTTCCATCACTTTCTGTTTTTTTCGCCTTTTCATTACAGCGGATTGAACAATAACAATTTTAAAGCACTATCATCTAATAAGATGAAGCCTAAAGTAAAGTTATAAATTTTTTTTAACATTTTTCATATGATGAGAGCAAAAAAGCAAGTGCTTTGCCTGTTTAATCCCACACCCCTGCCCTCCATTTATCCCTATCGTAGTTTATAGGTTTTGCTTTATGTCTGTTAATTGGGCCGAATGGCATATATTCGACTTGAACCAGCATAAGCGGGATGCCCAGCTTGATTGCTATGCATAACCTGTGGTTTCCTTCATGTACTAATGCTTTGCCATCGTCTACCTGTAATTTTATTGGAGTTTTTATACCGTTTTGTTTTATGTCTTGCTCCAGTGCTTCAATATAGCCGACACCGTATAAATTATCTTCCCCACACCTATCAAATTCTCGATATTGCCATATAAAGCTAGTTGGCACTTCAAAAATATCCATTGCCCTCCTATATTCAGGGTTTGAATATTTATTTTCATTCAAATGTTCCTTTATAGTAGAAGCTATGATATTTTTTAACTTATTATATCTCATTTGCGGCTGTTTAAACTATAAATATTTCAATTTAGAGTCTAACTTGCAACTCGTAATGCTTTTTATCTTATGCCTGAAGCCTATTTAAGGTACTTAAATATGTGGGCGACAACATCTGCCGTCCACCCATTGCCTAGCATCTCGATTGCCTGTGTGCGGCTGGCTTTTCTAGTATACCCATCTGGCATCGTTTGCAGCCTTTCGCATTCTGTTACAGTAAGCTTCCTTATTATGCCACCTATCCGGTATAGCCCGGTTTTTCCGCCTAGCCCGCCCGAATTTGCGCTCAAAGTAGGTGCTTTCCCTTCGTCAGAATATACCCTATACCCTTGTGAAAAGCTTCGTTGCAAATATTTCCCATCGTCAACCCATAATTTTTTATTGTCGCTTGTCAATCCGCCTAAGCATATAAGGCCATTTTTTGAAAAATGAGAATCGACTGGCACAAATGTATAGGGGTTGTTTTTGCTAATGCCTTTATAAGGCATTAGATTAGAAATTTCAACGTCTGTTAAATTTTTTTCAGTAATATCTTTTAAAAATATTTTTTTGTCTTCCGGCTGTATAAACTCAGATGGAGATACTATGTTAGTCCAATATACTCTTTCCCTGCTTTGAGCAGACACCAAAGAAGAATTTATTTTTATAGGTTTAACCCCTAAATAACTTGTGATGACCTCCTCCCATTCTTTTTTCATCTTGACGTTTTCCAATAAAAAATAATCTGGGCGCAGTTCGTCTAAAAGCCTCACAAATTCAAAGAATAGCTTGCTGCGCGGATCACCAAAGTTCAACATCTTCCCGCTATAACTAAACCCTTGGCAAGGCGACCCCCCCCATCAAAAGGCCAACTCTAGGCAAGGACTCCCGCTTGACTCTGGTAATATCCCCTACCTGTATAGTCTCCTTATAATTAGATAGTGCTACCCTTATGGAGTGCTTGTTTATTTCGCTCGCATAATATTGCCCATATTGTACGCCAGCCCGGTTTAAAGCGACTTGGCCGCCGCTCATCCCGTCAAACGCCGAAAACGCTACTTCTAAATGCATAATAAATTATTTTTTTATTGCCAAAATTATAGAAAATAAAAATAAAAAAGTATATTTTGTAAAAAAAATATGTTTACTAACATCAAATACGATTTAGCCCGCCTTCTCGATTTCGCCAAACAAGACAGCATTTCGATAGACGATATCCCAGATATGGGGACTAAGCTTGGCGATCTTTTGAAAGTGAACCTTTATTACGCAAGGCAAGATGGTATAAACTGGGAAATGTTATTATCAACCCTGCTCGAATTCGTAATATTGTTTGAAGCCTATTTTTTAAAAGACGGCAAATTGAAAATGCCGTCTATCCTCAAATGGGGAACAATAATCAAAGAGGTACTGCGTTTAATAAAAAAGGCAGTAGAAATATTTTAAAGATTAAGAAGGCCGAGAGTTTCTATCTAATTTCTCCTTAGCCTTATCTAACACCTTTATGTCGCCATTTTTTTTATAGTCTTTTATCGCCATATTAAAGGCTTCTTGATCTTCCGCAGCTTTTTTTATAGCTGCTATTGAAGTCTTTTTCATTTAGTTGCTATTTTAATAAGTGTTGCAGGGGGATTTTTTTAGTTTAGAAGATAGGCTATGCCTTTAATAATATTGAGCATTTTTTTTTAACCATGCTGCAAATAAATAAGCTGCTTCTGAATGCCACCAATCTCGAAAAGCGCAGTTGTCTGAATCTGTCGGCTTGAACATCCATAATCAGCGTCTACAACATACCTTAAATCACCTTTATATGAACACTCTATGTTCACGCCTTCCTGTCCAGAATTTTTTATGGCTATAGCAAGATCAATGCCGTCCAACGATTTTAACCCTGTTTTTTTTCTTTTCACAGGTTTCTATTTAGAATTTATTCGTAAAGCTTTTATGAGCCTGTTATAATAATTGCCGACAACTACAATATCATTGTAAAAAACTTCCTTTCCAAACTTTTCAAGCAAACATTTCTTTAATTGATCGGCGTCAAGAAAAATAGGAATGAGCAAGTTTTCTACAAAATTTAGCTTTCCGGTATCCTTGTAGAACGAAACTTCTATATAGTCTTGCTCCAAATGAAAAGGCTGTTGCCAGTCCGCAGCAATATCTATATATTTGACATAAGCTATTATTTTATCAAAAAAATTGCCTAAATCATCATATATTTCTCCATCAAATGTCAATCTCTTCCTGATGTCTTGATATCCAACTCCTAAGTCGAATTCCCAAGATTCTGGTATAGACTTGATGTATGCCTGTCCACTCCCTCCCTGTAGGGCGTCTTTATCTTCAAATGAAAGATCGACATAGCTCAACTTTCTCTCTTCTAGCCAGAGAAGGTCGCCTACGTTCAGTTTTTCTCCAGTGTCGTACTTTTTCCATCTCATTCCCATGCGTATGATTTTAAATTATAAGCAAAAATATAAAAATATCTTTATATACTGTTATGATCATAAAGATATTTTAAAAAAATGTTAGTGTGCGTCGATTTTTTGAAGGGGCTACTTCTTACGTCGATGTGGGCTATTTATAAGAATGATTATTGTTGTTGCTATCAACCATATTATAACTGCCCCTGTCCTGTTGTTTACAACATATTCGCTTTTCCATATGATATCATAATTCAACATGAACATTGCTACTGAAAAAACGTATATAGTGTTCGCAATAATTACTAAAACTTTGTTCGTTGTATCGTGTTTCATTAGGGGGGAAGGAATTTTATTATAAATATAAATAAGCTATTCTAACAGTCAACTTTTTTAGCCATAACCTCCCCCTATATTTATGCAATCTAAAGCAATTGCATTAT